GGTAAGTTCACTAAAAGACCAGAGCCGGACTACTATCCGCCTGCTCCCACAGAGCCTGTATACGAAGACTACGAAGAGGAGTACGAGGAGCCGTCACGTGATCGCGACTGGTCTCCTTGGATCAGTGTTGAATCTAGTAGGTGTAAGGCGGTAAGGTACGACTTTACTACCAAGAATTTGTTGATGGCTTGGAGCAACGGTAAACCGGCATGGGTTTACAGGAACGTATCTGTAGAAGACTACGAAGCGTTTTTAGGAACAGGTTCACATGGTCAGTACGTGAACAACGTTCTAAACAACTATGGTGATCGTAACTCAATTGGTTCAGACGAACTAAAGTACTTTGAAGGACACGACGACTACGCAGGAGTGTAGATGTTTTATTTAGTAGCACTAGCAGTTGTAGCGATTATGCTGTACTTCTTATTCAGGGACACTATGAATAAGTTGCAGTATGTACAGATCTTACGCATCTACTGGATTACCCGGAACGTGCCCTCCACTGATAAGTTTTTCTGTAAGGCATTCATGCGACAAACAGCAGAACCATGGTGGAACGGTTCTGGTTATCAAATCAGATTTGGAAAGTACACTTTCCAAGTTGGCGTACTGACTAGGAAAAACAATGACCTGCTCTCCCAGTTGGGCGGGCGTTACTTACCAGAAGAAGCAAAGTCGATTAGAGATTGGAACTAAATGGGATTTGAAGTATCTAGACGTATCAATCCGGACTACCTGCGCAGAGCCAACAAGGTATCTAACGAGCAGTCCGGTGCTTACATGGAATCCATAGTCATGTCTCTACACGCTGCTCTGGACGATTGGCGGTACAACGACGCCCCTACTGCCGAGGTCACTACTTGTGTAGACGCGTTAGTAGCAATGTGGTCCTCGGTTGAGAGTAGGTCCCATGAGTGAGACCTACGTAGAGCCAGAGTACGAAGATGCTCTCATTGATACGGACGAGCCCATAGACGAGACGTCCGCAGAGTTTGTCGATGACCTCGTCATGAAGTTGCTTCTTTTTATTCAGGCATTCTGCGACACCGAGTTGTTTCCTTACCAGACCCCGATTGCCTACAGCATCGTTGAGTCCGTAGTGCTAGGCGACGGTGAGGAGAAGACGCTAATCGCAACCCGTCAGAGCGGGAAGTCTGAAGTTATAGCGAATGTCATTGCTGGACTTATGGTCATTCTTCCACGGTTGGCCAACGTGTACCCGACATGGCTAGGCAAATTTGAAAAGGGGTTTCTAGTTGGGGTGTTCGCCCCTACTGAGGATCAGGCAGATACAGTGTTTGGGCGCGTAGTTAGTAAGTTGACAAGTGACCACGCCATGACATACCTGCTTGACCCAGAGATCGATGACAAGGCTACTGCTGGCGGCTCCCGAGGTAAGGGTAAGGTGATCACTCTCAAGAAGTCAGGCTCTCTCTGTCGTATGCAAACCTGTAACCCCAAGGCCAAGATTGAGTCGAAGACCTATCACTTCGCTTTTATCGATGAGGCTCAGGAAGCCGACGAGACAATGATCACTAAGTCGATCAAGCCGATGCTTGCGTGGAACAACGGTACAGTCGTACTAGGCGGTACTGCCCAGAGGTATAAGTCGTACTTCTACCAAGCGATTCAGTACAACAAGCGCCGTGACATCAACAGCCGCACCCACAAGATTCATCATCACGAGTACGACTGGCGTACTGCGGCTAAGTACAACACGAACTACGAAGCATTCATCTCAAAAGAGAAGTTGCGTATTGGAGAAGACTCCGACGAGTTCCAGATGTCGTACTGCAACAGGTGGATGCTTGAGAAGGGCATGTTCGTGTCCGAGGAGCGTTTGGAACATATCTACGACCCAAGTATGCCTCTCGTGACTGAGTGGTGGAAGACCCCCATCGTTGTAGGGATTGACGTCGCTCGTACAAACGACAGTACGGTCGTGACCCCTGTGTGGGTGGACTGGGATCATCCTGACCCATTTGGTTTCTACGAGCACCGAGTTTTGAATTGGCACGAAATTAACAATGTTGAGTGGGAAAATCAGTACTTTGAGATCATCGACTTCCTACGCAACTACGACGTGTACCGCATTGGTGTAGATGCTCAGGGTGTAGGTGGAGCGGTAGCAGAACGTCTACAGATTCTACTTCCAGACATAGAAGTAGTCTCTGTTTCATCTGACGTGAAGACTCAGAACGATAGGTGGACACATCTCACGCAGTTAATACAGCGTGATCAGTTGATCGTACCCGGCCACAGCAAGGCTAGGCGCACCAAGCGCTGGCGTAAGTTCAACCAGCAGATGTCCGAGTTGGAAAAGGTAAACCGTGGACCATACTTGTTAGCCGCCGCTCCTGATGAGCGGGGGGCGTTTGACGACTATCCAGATTCTTTGGCAATCGCTTGCGCTATGACAGTGCAGGACGTCATGCCTTCAGTATCTGTTTACGACTCACCTTTCTTCGAGTAGGTGGTACTATGGGGATAATCGTCTAAAAACAGGTTGCACGAAAACGACAAAAACGACCAAACCATACCTATGGATAGTGTTACTATCTAAGTATCCGATAAAGCACGGAGGAACCCTCTTATGGACATGAACCCGACCATCGCCCCGCAGAACCCTTACCCGGAGTCCATGCGTAACGTTTTTGAGCGCACTGTGGCACCGAGTATCCCAATGAACAGCGGGCCTCTTCGTTTTGAGGAAGGCGTTGCCACCGACACTGACGTGCCGCGTGACTTCCAGCAAGGTGCCTACATGGACACCACTTCTTCACCGATGCGTCAAAACCACAACAATCGTGAGATGTTTTACAAGTACCCAGAACAGACCATGGCAGAGCGTGCCCACGTTGGTTCGGCTGCTTGGATTGAGGCTCCAGCAGTTCTCTCTGAGTTCGTTCAGGGCTCAGTTGCCGGTGATGGTATGCCAACCTTTGAGATGGAGTACAACACTGGTGGACGTATGAACCGCCCGAACGCGGTTCGCGTCTCAGATTGACCTCTACAGGTTCCAGCGCTGCATCAGGGGATGGGGCGTCGTCTGGTACACCTTCATCTGACTCCGGTACCCCAACCGACGTTGTAGATGGAGTGACTGGCACCGACGATGTACCCACCCCTATTGCTTTGTATGGCACAATTGGTTACACTGGTACTCGCCGCCGAAAGAGGACTGATTGCTTCAAAGAGGGGATGGTCCGCTGCCGGTAAGTATCTTAAGGAGGTACTCACTTGGGCATAAAGATTTTGACCATCGATATTGAGACGAGACCAAGCCTTGCTTACGTTTGGGGTCTCTGGGATCAGAACGTAGGACTCAACCAAGTTGAAGAGTTCGGTACTGTTATCTCTTGGGCCGCGAAATGGTACGGGGATAAGAAAGTCCACTTTGCTAGTGATCACCACGACGGTCACGACGTTATGGTTAAGCGGGCTTGGGACATGTTGGATGAGGCTGATGTTGTCGTTGGCTACAACAGTAAGTCTTTTGACATGAAGCACCTCAACAGGGAGTTTGTTCTGGCAGGTATGCCTCCTCCCTCTTTCTACACGGACATCGACCTGTTATCTGTGGTAAAGCAGAGGTTCAGATTCACCTCCAACAAACTTCAACACGTTTCTGTTGAACTGGGTATCGGTTCCAAACTCCAGCACGACGGGTTCGACCTGTGGCTCGGGTGTATGAAGGACGACAAGAAGTCATGGGCCACCATGAAGAAGTACAACATGCAGGACGTTGTACTTACCGAGAAGGTGTATGAACGTCTTCTTCCTTGGATTAAGAACCATCCACATCAAGGCTTGTACGGAGGAGATCTTGATGGATGTCCTCGCTGCGGGCACGACGATCTAGTAGTTAATCGTTACTACATGACACGCACCGGTAAGTACCGCATCATGCAGTGCAAGGCTTGCGGTGGGTATACTAAGGACAACAAGGTAATCGAAAAGGTGACTAACACCTCTCTATAGGAGAAGCCATGGCTGAGAAGAAAGACAGTAAATCCAAGTACACCCGAGGTGGTATCACTTTTGAGGGGTACAACAAACCCAAGAAGACCCCCGGTCACGCCACCAAGTCACATGCTGTTCTTGCCAAGGAGGGCGATCAGGTCAAGTTGATCCGCTTCGGTGAGCAGGGTGCCAAGACCGCTGGCAAACCTAAGTCCGGTGAGTCAGAGGCGATGAAGAAGAAGCGCGCCTCTTTCAAGGCCCGCCACAGTGCCAACATTAAGAAGGGCAAGATGAGTGCCGCATATTGGGCTGACAAGGAGAAGTGGTGATGGCCCCTCGTAAGACTGCTAACCCAAAGAAGACCGCTCAGTACTACAGGGACAATCCTGACGCCCGCAAGAAGAAGGCGGAGACGGACAAAGAGTTCAATAAGAAGCCCGAGCAGGTCAAGAAGCGCACCGAGTTGAAGCAGGAGCGTCGTGATCGTGGTATCGATGGTAAGGGTGGTAAAGACATGTCCCACACCAAAGATGGAAAGATCGTTGCCGAAGACTCCAGCAAAAACCGTGCCCGTAACCGAGGTAAGAAGTAATGGCTGAGAAAAAGGTATGGGATAAGAAGGACCCAACAAAGTCTGACAAGAAGTTGACGCCTTCCCAAAAGGCCAAAGCCAAGGCTTCCGCTAAGAAAGCGGGGCGACCTTACCCGAACCTAGTTGATAATATGAACGCCGCAAAGAAGAAAAAGAGCGGAAAGTAATCTGCTAGTCTTTATTGTGTACGTACGTCTGACGGGAGCACATAGTGCCAGTTGATTTTTGGTCTCCAAGTTATAGGGCTAGTTCAAGCGACCTAACCGTTGCTATCTCTCCCCTTGGCTTGGTTGAACTGGCTGACGAAGAGTTTGAGGTTCACGGCCCCCGACTAAACCGTTACTCTGCATGTTGGGCTTGGTATCTAGGTCACCATTGGTCTCACCGTCGTGAGATGGGCGATCAGAACATTTACTTGAACTACGTCCGTACTATGTCTGACTACATCACCAACTTCTGTTTTGGACGCGGAGTGCAGTTCAAAGTGCCAGAGGCAAATGGTGCTATCATTCCGCACCTTCTACAAAAGGTTTGGGAAGTAGATAACAATAAGCAGAAATTACTTTGGGAAATGGGGCAGTTGGCCGGTGTTTCCGGAGACTGTTTTGTCAAGGTTGCTTACGAGGAGCCTTGGGAGGATTCGCTAGGGGTTATCCACAGTGGTAAGACTCGCATCATCCCACTAAACCCCGCACATTGTTTCCCTGAGTATCACCCACACGACCGTGATCGTATTCTTCGATTTAAGTTGAAGTACCGGTTCTGGGGCACCAGCCCAGAAGGTACCCGTCAGGTTTACACCTTTACTGAGATTCTCACTGATGACACCGTGGAGCAGTACATCAACGACGAGTTGATTGACCAGTACGAGAATCCGATTGGCAAAGTACCTGTCATCCATATTCCAAACGTCAGTATTTCTTCGTCCCCTTGGGGCCAAGCAGACATTTGGGACATCATCCCTCTGAACCGAGAGTTGAACGAAAAGATGACCGAGGTATCGGACATCATCAACTACCACAGCGCACCCGTGACCATCATTACTGGTGCTAAGGCTTCACAGTTGGAACGTGGTGCTAAGAAGGTATGGGCAGGCTTGCCTAAAGACGCACGTGTGTATAACCTCGAGTCCAGCGGAGAGATGGCCGGGGCTCTTAACTACGTGCAGTTCATCAAGCAGGCCATGCACGAAATTACAGGTGTGCCTGAGTCAGCGCTAGGTAAGACCCAACCAATCTCCAACACGTCGGGCGTCGCCCTCGCCATTCAGTATCAGCCGATGATGAACCGCTATCACATGAAGCGGACCCATTTTGGTAAGGGCCTCATTCAGTTGAACGAATTGATCATCCGCACTCAGGCTGTACACGAGCCCGAGTCGTTGCAGTGGAATCCGGCAGAGGCAACATACCCAGAGCCTGATCAGTTGCAGATTCTAGATCCTCGTGACCCGAATACTTACCGCACCTCTATCCACTGGCCTGATCCTCTGCCGGTTGATCAACTCATCAAACTCAACGAGTTGCAGGCCAAGATGGCTATGGGTCTTGAGTCCAAGCGCGGTGCATTGCGTGCCCTTGGCGAGGAGTTCCCGAACGAAAAGATGGCAGAGATTTCTGAGGAACTTAGAGACGACGCATTCGATCAGGGTGCTTTGGAAATGATTAATGCACAGATATCCGCCTCCGTCATGGCTCTAACTGGTATGGTTAGTCCTGATGGAGCCCAGCCCGCAGGCGGCGTTAAAAGCGCAGGTGGGGATGGGGTAACATCTTCCGGTTCCGCACAAGAGGGATCGGGAGTAATGCCGGGGGTTAACCCCTCTGGCGACGTAGTAAATCAGTTGGCACAACGGGCCTACGGAGCAAACCTTGCTCAACGTAGAGTTCCCGACTCGGACTAATAAATCGTAATCCATTTCAGACATATCAGCAAGACAACGTGAGGTATTAACAATGGCAGTTGATAACCGTGGTGACGAAATCACCATCGATGTACCTGTTCCACCACAGGAGGCCCCGGCCCCCCAAGAAGTTCAGGCATCAAAAACAGATAACAGCAAGTTGTTCACCCCCGACGAGGTTGAAGCAATCCGTCGTCAGGAAAAGGACAAGTTGTACGACAAGATCTCCAAATTGCAGGAGCAGGTCGAAATCTTCAACCATGAGCGCACTGAGCAGCAGCGTCTGGCACAAGACGCAGCGGCAAAGGAAGCAGAAGAGCGACGCCTCCGAGAAGAGGAAGAGATGTCTGCTAAGGAACTTATGACTCGTAAAGAAGACGAGTTCCAGCAGCAGATCAACACAGTTCAGCAGGAGTGGGAGCAGAAATTTACCGCACTCCAGCATGAGGCTGAAGCACAGAAGGCACTCCTTGAGCAGGAGCGTCGCTTTCAAGAAATTGAGTCCTTCAAATCTCGCCGCATTGCGGAAGAGCAGGACAACATCATGCCGGAACTTTTGGACTTTGTCCGAGGAAATTCGGAAGATGAGATTGAAAGCGCTATTTTTGCCGTCAAGGAAAGAACTTCTGCTATTATGGAAAACATCCAGCAGGCTATGCCCCAGCGGCAGAACCTGAGGGGAGTCCCGGCAACGGGATCAACCCCAATTGGGCCATTGGAGAATATGACGGAGCAGCAGACATTGACATCGGCGGATATCGCCAACATGACGATGGAACAGTACGCTCAAGTAAGGGACAGGCTCTTGGCGCAAACCTCTATGCGAGGACGCTAAAAACCCACAATTAACCACAAAGTATCCTACGGAGGATAATCAACATGGCCCTTCCAGCACCTACAGGTGGCGCGATTACCGGAGCCGATCTTTCGGCTGTTACCACGACCGGCTATTCGTCTGACGCCACTCTCGCACCCGCAATCCAGCAGATTTGGTCAAAGGAAATCCTTTTCCAAGCAATGCCGGTTCTTCGCTTTGAGCAGTTCGCTGTTAAGAAGACAGAACTCGGTGTTCAGCCCGGTCTGACCATTAAGTTCATGCGTTATAACAACCTTGATGTTGACCAGACTGGTTCTGAGTTGACTGAGGGTGTCCGCATGGAGCCAACCGCTCTTACTGCTTCGCAGATCACGATCACCGTCAAGGAGCACGGTAAGGCTGTTGCCGTCACCGAGTTGCTTCTCAACGCGGCATTCGACGATGTTATGGCCTCGGCTTCACGCCTTCTCGGTC